CTTGCAGCCGCAAAGATCATGCGGGCAACACGCTTGTCAAACTCGTAAGCGAGTGCGCGGCCGAGTTCGGTGGTGTAGACCTGCCGAACGTCGAAGTAGGACATCAGCTCGTCAACTTCGAGAATCGCCACATCGGCAATCATCAGAGCGTCGAGAGTCAGCACCCGCTCATTCAGGTCGCTGGGATCATTCCCAGTACCGGTTATAGCGGTCCCCGGCTGATGATATGAAGCCTCGAGGCGTCCCGTGATTGGGAACGCGACACTCTTGCCGCCGCGGATGTTCCGCTCGCGGACTTTGCCTTTGAAAACAGTGGTGCGCAGGAAGGAGTCGAGCACCTCAGCGGCGCCCAGCTTCAGCATCAACGCGCGGTCGGCATCAAGGCCGGTTGCGCCAGCGCCCCAGGTTGCGGCGGTGCCTTTTACCTGGCCAAGACGCGAAAGGATTGGAGCAGTCATTGCTCTAATGGATAAGTGGACGTTGTTTCAGAGCGTCTTGCCAACAACTGCCACGAGTTGTCCTCCTTGAAGGGCCCGCCGTTTTGGTTGCTCTTATGCGGAAACGTACTAAAAAACGTCGCTAACCGCCATCATTTGCGCCACCTTATTTCGATAGGCCTCGTCAACCTCATACAGACGCTGGCCGCGATCATTGGTCTTGTTCATGGCGTCCAGCACCTGCTGCTGGCTTTCAAAGCGCGTCTGCTTTGGTGCTGCTCCACCCCCGTAGAGCTTTGGCTCCACCACGGAATCTGGTGCCGAACGCCTGGCCACCATTGCCTTGATGGCCCATTCAATGGCGGCCTTGTTGCCGCTGTCGACGACGGCGTTGTAGCTGGCCAGCTCGCCTTGATCGAGGTTGGCCGATGCCCAGGCGCTCAAGTCAGCAAAGCCCTGGTCACCGCCAACCATCGCCTTTATCTGCGCAGCATCGGCCTCCGACAAACTGACGGCCTGCTGGGTGCCAGCGGCTTGCGCCTTTCCCACGTAGTTCTCCACCACCTGACGAGGAACCTGGAACACCTCAGCCAGATCGTCGAAATGGTTGCTGATGTCCTCGCCGCTGTCGGCTTTGAACATCACCTCAGCAAGGTCAATACCCTTGGCCTGCAAGGCTTCTACGGCCTCTGAGCCATACACTTGCGCCGCCTGTTCCTGGCTATAGCCTTGAGCGGGAGATGCGGCTTCTGGGTCCGACTCTGCGCGATCGGGTTGGCCCAGTTTTCTTTGCAGCTCCTGGTAAGAGCGCTCCAGTTCTTCAACGCTCTTGAACTTGCCTGCCAGCAGAGGTTCTTCCTGCTGACCGGCTTGCTGTTCTTGGATGAACTCTTCGAGCAGGCCTTCCTGCCCGGGAGCCACCATCCCCTCCACCGAGCCTTCCGGCGTGGTGATTTGAGGGGCGGCGATGTCGATGTTGGTAGGGGTCGTGGTCATTGAGGTTGGTCTTGCGGTGGTTGTTCCGCGGCCATCTGCATGTCTTGTGCAGTGGCCGCGGCGTTAGCGAGCTTTTGGGGGTCAGCCATGCTCGATTGCATGGCCTGCTGCGCCATGGCCATCTGCTGCTGTTGCTGCATCTCTGCGGCCAGCTCCTCGTCGGACTTGACCAGTCCGAGGATGTCGATGCCCATGGAGTACGCCAGCCGCTTGATCAACTCAGGCGGCTTGACGTACTGAGCAAGCGCTTCTGGGCCCATGGTTTGCCCCAGGGTGGTGGTGAAGCGCACCAACTGCTCCAAGTCATTGCCGCGGCCAACTGCTGCCAAGCCCACCGTCATCACGGGCTTGACCAGCTGCTTGTCCATCTTCGGCACCTTGCCGGCACGGGTCAGGATGTCGAGCTTGCGGGCGACGTAAGGGACCTGGAACTCGGTCGTCAGGATTGAGTAGATGGAGCCCAGGGAGTTTTCGATCTGCAGCGCCTGCAGCCGCACCTCTTCTGCGGTGACGCGCTCTGCATCCCGCATGTCGGCCAGCATGAAGGCCTGCGCCAGACGGGCTTCGATCTGCTGCTTGCCCTGCATGGCAACACCCAGGTCGGCTGACTTCTGCACCTGCAGCGCCAGCACGTCGTTGGGATCGCCGGTCACGAAGGCACCGTTAGGGGCCCGGGCCAGGTCAGCAGCCTTGGTGACGCCGCTTGGCTTGACCAGAAACAGCACCTTGCTGCTGGCGAGGCTGCCTTCAGCGACGGCCTGACACAGCGCCTCAACGGTCTGTAGGTCAGCAATAGCCGCTGATTCGACGTAGCCCACGCCGTAGTTAGCGCCTGCAATGCGCGTCATGCGCAGCGGCAGCCAGGGGCTGACTTCCTTGGGGGCCTTGCCTTCGGTGCCAGGGATGACCTTGCCGTTGATCTCCTGGTGCCAGTAGACGTGCTTCCCTTCCCAGTAGATGTAGGTGTAGAGCTTGACGGTCTTCTCCTTGCCCTTGGTCGTTATGTCATTTCGATCGAGAATGCCCTTGAGCTCGTCGTCCTCCTCGTAGCAAATCTCCTGCACGTTCTTCGGCAGCTGATACAGCGCCAACTGCTCACAGGTGACGACCTCCAGGGGGTTGCCCATGGGGTCACGCGAGCACACGTAACGGTTCAGGTGATAAACCCTGAGCCCTTCCGGCGAGACGTACAGCAGGGAGTTGCCGGCGACGATCAGATGCAGCAGCGCCTCGTGGAACACCACGCGGTCGTTACTGGCCTCAATCTCCCGGAGCACCAGCCGTTCGATTTTGCTGAGCGCCTCTTCGACCTGTGACTTCTGCTGAGGGTCTACGCCTTGCTTGGCCAGCTCTCCTTCGTCCAGCGAGAAGCGGAAGAACTGCTGGGTGGGAGGCAGCAGTGCCAACAGCATCCGGCTGGCGAGGTTGAGAACACCGCGAGCGCCGATCCCATTCCAGGGCACGGCATAGGACTGGCGGTTTTCTGCCGTGGGCTCGCTGGTTTCCGGGATCAGATACGGAATTGTCAGTCGAGCCGCAACGCGAGCGCGATCGAGGTAGTGATCTCGGTCGGACTCAAGCCGGCGATAGCACTGTTCAGCAAGTTCCATGTCTTATACCGAGATGTTTGCGCCAGAGCCGGCGCCAGCGCTGGTTGAGCCCATTCGCAGTGACGCGGAAGTTGTCCGCGCACCCTGCTGGGCGTTGGTCCGCTTTGTCATTTGCGCAGTAGGTGCCTGTAAGCCCTTTTGACCAAGGACTTGCAGGGATTGCGCAACGGCAGAACCGCGAGCACGGATGCCCGTCACGCGCTCGTTGTGTTGTGCCTGCAAGCCAGCCGCTTGCTCCGCTTGCCTGTCTTGCTGATCGGCCATTTGACGCTCATAGGCGAGCATTTCGGCCTGCTGCTGAGCGATCAGGGCGTTGCGTTCATCCGCTAGACGACGCGGAGCATCACGCCTGTACTCCTCTTCCTTGATGGAGGTGAGCTGCTTCTGCTGGGTGGAAACGGACCTTTGCCAGGCGGCCAGCTTTGCCTCGTAGTCCTTTTGCGCTGCGCTACCGGGAAGGTTCAGCGCAGGTGCAACTGGCATCTGACTATTCAGTCGATCCAGGTTCTCCCGTCCCTGTTCGGAGGTGACCCTCAAGTCCAGGGGGCTGAATCCCCTGAAGTCAAAGGAGGGCTCGGCCTCAGCTGGGGCGGCCATCGCCTGAGCGAAAGGCGGGCTGGCTGCAGCCAGTTGCTTCTGAGTTGCCGCAATGGCGTTGCCAGAACACATGGCTCAAACTCCGATGTTGAGGCCGGCGCCTTCAGACGTGGGCATAGCTGCCCGACTGATCTTCAAATTGGTCTGGGGGTTCTTCTTTTTGGTCGTAGCGGCCGTGGTCTGCGCCGTTACTGGGGCTTCGGATTGAGTGGCCGTCACCGCGTAAGCGCCGGTTTGCTGAGCAGCAGCGGAAGCGGCAGCCGCGGCGGCTTCATTGTCAAACCGAGTTTGCAGATCAGTGGTCTCTTGATTGGCTTTGTCGATTTGGGCTTGCAGAGTCGTCTGGAAAGCCTTCTGCTGCTCACCGATTTGCGCCTTGTACTGATCCAATGCCGCCTGATTGGCGGCGATGTCAGCGTCGCTGGGGCCCTGGTAGACGATTTGCGGGGCCTGAGGCTGGGAACCTCCTAGACACATGGGTTTTCTCCTTAGGTGATGTTGAGGCCAGCGCCCTGGCTGTTGCTTGTTGCCGTACCGCGCTCAATTCGCAGCGCACCCTTGCCCTTTGCGGACTTAAGGCCGCGAGCAGAGGCCCCTACAAGCGGGGCGTCAGCGGTTTTCTCCGGCGGCGGTGCGCCGATCAACATGGCAAGCCTCATGGCCTGCGCGTTGGTGTTCTCTGCGCTGAGTTTTGCCTGCTCGGTCAGACGCCCGTAGGCGGTTTCCTTGTCCCGCAGCGAT